GGCTCCTCCTTCTTGCTTCCGAAGAGATCGGAGAAACGCATGGCGCGCGTCTCGTGGGTGCGGTCGATGCCGCCACCCTCCGCGTACTTGCGGACCTTGCCGCCCTTCTTGTAGACCTTGTAGTCGTAACCGCGCTGGGCTGCGCCAGCACCACGGGAAGTAGCCATGATAGACCTCAATCGTAGAAAAAGGTGATGCCACAGTTGGCAGCACCGGAGACGCGGACGAACATCGCCTGCTCGAAGCGGATGCCCGCGTCGGGGAGGTAGACGCTGGCCGTGTCAGGGTTGCCTAGGGCGGCGCGGTGGGGCATCTCGAAGCGGACTCGCAGCGGACCCGTGGTGCTGACGGCGGCACTCGCATCATAGAAGTAGAGGGTACCGGCGACATCACTGTGGAGGTAGAGGCTGCGGAGTCGGCTGGGATGATCCACCTGCACTGCCGACACGACGCTGCAGAATACCGATTTGACCTGAGTCCAGGACATCCCGGCACCTTACGCGATGGTCGTGTAGACGGGGAGGTAGTAGACCGTGCCCGCCGCATTCTTGATGGGCAGGTAAGCCGGGGCCGACGACACGTTCATGCCGTTGAGGGAGGCCGCGACGACCTGGTTCAGGATGAGGGAGCCATCCGTGTCAACGCCGAAGTCGGCGGTGGAGGTGCCAGCCGAGGCGACGACGACAACGGGGAAGGCTTCGCGCGTAAAACGAGACATGTTGCACTCCGTGCTTAGGGGGAAATCTTGTCCCCCGATTCTGACGCCGGGGTGGTATGCCAGTGTAGCATAGCTACCCCGCAAAAGCAAGAGGGCCAGGGTTTCCCCCAGCCCTCCCACCTACCCAGGGGCTACGTATCAGGTAGCGCCCGAGGAGCCGTACCAGCCGCGCCAGTCCGACCAGCCGAACGCATAACGCTCGCGGGCCTTGAAGCGCAGGTTGCCCGTGTCGAAATCCGGCTCCATCTTCGTCTGGAGCGGGACTCGGACGAACATCTTCGAGCCGTTGGGGGCGTCCGTCTTGATGAACCAGGCGTTCGTGTCCGTGAAACGCTGGTTGACGGTGTAGCCGCCCGGAAGCATGCCCATCGACTTCATCGCGTTGATGTCGTTGTCCGTGACACCGACGCGACCCGGGCTCTTCAGGATGCGCTCCGCCACGAACTGGAGCTGCGGCGGAAGATGCAGGCTGACACCCTTGGAGCCGATGAGGATGCCTCGGTCATCTCGGAAGAGCGAGATGTTGATGAGGGCATTCTCGAGGGCCGTCTCCGAGAGGTCCACCGCCACCGTGTTGCTGAAGTTGCCAGCACCGATGGTGGGGTGCGCCGCCGAGAACAGCGGGACGTTGTCACCACCCACGAAGGAGGTGTTGAACCCGTTGTTGTAGACGTTCGCCGCCTTCACCTGCTTCGTGTTGGCCATCGCACGAGCGAGGGCCTTGGCACGAACACGCGCGAAGGTATCATAGAGGTTGTCCTCCATGGCCTCCTCGGTGATCGAGAACGCGAGAGCGATGGTCTCCATCGTGTAGCGAGAGGTCCAGGCCTCCTGCGCGTTGTCGTACTCGACGGCGGCACCCTCATCCTTCGTCGGCGCGCTGCCGAAGCCGGTGAAGAGAACCTCCTCCTCGAACGCACGCTCGGAGTTCTCGATCTCGAACAGCGGGAGATGCTGGTCATCGACCGAGCCATACTCCACCCCGAACACGGCATTGAGGCCGGGGAGAAGCTGCTTGGCGATGTTAGCCCTAGTGATAGCTGCCATGTGTCTTTACTCCTTAGAAGGCAGAGGCCTGGGTGTCGCGATGCTGGACCCAGCGCACTTCCACGATGGGGAAGGCGTCATTCCACGAGTTGTCCGGCGTGTCGTAGAGACCGATGAGACGGACGAGCTTGCTGGCCGTGGTGCGCGTGGAGGCCTTGAGGACCGCCTGCGACTGGCCATACGTGGTGTTGACCGAGGCAATGGCCGAAAGCTCGAAGTTGAGCCCCACGTCGCCCACCGTCACCGAGGCGTCGGCCTGGACGATGAACGTGGCCACGGCATCATCCACGACGTAGGCGTAGATGTTGCTGTCCGCCGAAGACGTGCCCGCCGGAAGGTACGGCGACCAGGTCGGCCTCTTGGTGACCGGGTCCACCCACTTGAAGCCCTTGGCCACGCCGAGGGTGTAGTCGGCGGCAGCCGTGCAGGCCTGGATCTGGCCGCCCGGGATCATCTTGATCGGGTCGCCATTGCCGATGTCCGAGGGACCGGCGGAAGCGCCGACACGGTACGTGGTCAGGGCACCCGTGTTGGGGGCACCGCCACGGATACGCACCGGCTGGAGGCCGAAGGGCCGCTTCGTAGTAGCCATGCTGTATACTCCTTACGCGGCGGCCCTTTGGTTCAGTCTAGAGTAGGGGTGCGGCCACCAGAAAACACCTTGCTACTAGATCCCCTGTTGGAGATCGGCATGGCCCGGTTGAGCTGCCGATTCTCCTGAAGCTGTCGGTCGATGGCGTCGGCCAGGGACCGGGTCCTCTCGGCCATCTGGCGAGTACGAGACTCGCTGATGTCGAGAGGGAGCTTGGCGAGGGCCAGGTCCCCGATGACGATGATGTTCCCGTGGTTGCCGTACTCCAGGGAAGGAGCCTCGGTCCACTCGGGGGCATCGTCCTTTCGGAGGAGTTCGTAGCCCTCACGAAGGCGCGTCATGACGTTGACGGGGTCGGGCTTGCCCTCGAGCATCACCCGGATCCACCTGGTTCCGAACCCCTCGCTCTTGAGGCGCAGGGTCAGGGACTCCGGCACATCCAGCTCGTTGGGCTCCTTCCACTCCCGGCGGCGAGCTTCCTCGTCGCGAGTACGGTGCATCGTCATGTTCACTTCCTTCCGCGCTGAATGTCGATTGTGACGTAGCCGTCGCCCGCATCCTGGATCTTCTCCTGGTAGCGGGCAGTGTCCTCGAGGGAGGCACCCAGGCGCTTGGACGCCCTCACGGTACCCTCATCGAGGCGGACACGCCTTCCGGGAGTGCGCGACTGCCCGGCGACAATTGCCTTGCGAGGCTCTTCCTGGACCTTGCGCCCCAGCTTGGATGCCATGCGGGGGAGTTCAGCCAGGACCCGCTTCTCCACCTCCTCGTAGAACTCTGCCGAGTTGGGGTCGAACCCCTCCTCGATGAGGTCATCGGAGATGGCAACAGCGGTTGCCGTCGCGACCCTGTCGGCATCGGGCCCCCTGCCGAACCAGGAATTGGAGTCCATCCAATCCTTGGTGATGGGGGCGAGCTGGGACTGGGGCTGAGGGGGTTGCGGCGCGGGGGTAGGCTCGGGAGCCTTCTGGTTGCGCTGCCATGCCTCAAGGGCCTTGACTTCCAGCTTGGCTTCGATAAGCTCGTGCTGTGCCTGGAGGAGGGCATCCTTGTCCGCCGAATCGTAGGCGTCCTGGAACCTCTTCTCGGCCAGCTTGATCTTGTCAGAAGCCGACTTGCCGTATAGGTCGTAAGCCGTGGACTCCGTTTCCTTCGCCTTCAGCCGGGCCTCCTCGGCCTCCTTGCGGGCAGCCTGCAACTCCTCCTTGAGGCGCTGCTGCTCTGCCTGCAATTCCTTGTTCGAGCCAAGGAGCTTCTTGATGCGCTTCTGGGCTCGGTGGCCCAGCTCTGAAACGTCTTCCTCAGGCTTCTCCGGGGGCGCTTCGACGGGGGTCACGTCGGCCTTCGGAGCTTCGGGGGCGGGGTTGTTCACCTCGACCTCGACCCACTCTTTGTCTTCATTCACAGTTGCGATCCTGCGTTACGCATTCCCAGAATACTTGAAAGGAGTGGGGTTGTCAATACCCTCACTCGTTGATGCGGGCGGGATCCTGGATGACCGCCAGCACTTCATCATCGTTGAGCAGGAGGAACTTGACGCCACCATAGGAGAACTTGGCTCCAGAGTAGCGCGGGTAGAGAATGTAGTCCCCCACCGAACACCAGGGCTCGTCGCCCATATCGGGGCGCGTGTAGGCCATGGGGCCCACCACCTTCACCTGGCCCACGCTGCGAATGAGGTCCATCGTCTCGATGGTCGCGTCGGGGATGATGATCCCGCCCTTCGTCTTGGGGGCGTTGGGGATCGGCCTCACCAGGATGCGCCATCCCCTCACCGTGGGGAGATCGGCGGGATCCTGGATAGTAGGGTCGGTCCACCAAGTAGTGTTACCTGCGCTCTTCGGGGTCGGCATCTGCATCAACGATCTCCTTCAGGAGGGTCAATGCCGCCAACATACCAGCAGAGTAGCCCACATGCCACTGATATTTATCGTAGTTGTCGGCAGCGCCCTCGAGCAATGCCAGCCCGATATCGCGCCGCCGACTCTCTATGGCCCTCTCGAAGTGCTTCAGCACTTGCCGCCCTTCATGTAGCCGCCCTTGGCCATCTTCGTCATGCCACCCTTCTTGAAGGTGCCCATGTCGTCACCCCGGAGGGTGGCCCTCTTGGCGCGGGCAGAGAACTTCTCGGT